CTATCTATTTTAAATAATTCAACAAAAGTAACTAAAGTTGTAAGGCTCATAATCCAAGAGATGAACGTTGACTTCTAGAATTTTTTAACGATCCAATAACTTGTGCTCTACCTGCTACTGCACCACGTTTTGCAGCAGCACCAATAATCTCAGGCACAGCAGATTTTGGAACATACTCATCACCATTAAAGTTTAATGTTGGGCCTGTATATTCAACAACTGTATTACCAGAAGAACCTGCAACTGTACCTGATTCATGGCTGCCACCTGGAATTACCGCACCACCTCTAGCACCTGCTGAATATCTAGCCATTGCACCAGACATCTTAGAAGCTGGTATAACATATTCTGATTCGCCGCCTTCTCCAATCATTCCAAGGGTAGGAGAATTTACAACACCGCCATACTGAAAAGCTTTAAATCCACCTGTTCTATAAAAACCACCTTGGGCGTTAAAACTATTCATCGTGACTTCACCTGGCCGTCCACCTCCACCACCGCCACCACTAAACATTCCACCAAAAAAACTACTGAAAGCTTGATTTAAAAACAGACTTGCAAGTTGTTTTGCAATACCTGCTAATGCTTGACTTAAAGTTTTTGTGCCTTCAATTAATCCCATAACAGCATTTGTCATGCCAGTTGCCAAAATATTTGTTATTTGCTCTTGTAATGCTAATTGTTCTTTTAAATTATCTCTTTTTTCTATATTATTTTTAATATCCTCTAAAGATAATTTATTTTTCTTTTCTATTTGACTAGCTTGTGCTTGAAATATTTTTAAAGCTTCTTTCTCTTGTAAAGCTTTTTTTGTACCTATTTGTAATGATCTCTGTTGTAATTCTATTTCTTTATCTAAATTCATAACTTCAAGACTTTTACCACCAGATAATATGTCTTGATTTTGAGGTAATAAATTTTTTATATCATTTAAAATCTCCGAAGGTAATCGTCTGCCAGGAATAGGTATTGATTGTCCTAATATACCAAATTCAGAAGTTCCTAACTCCTTTAATAATTTTAATAATTGTTCATTATCAACATCTGGTGATTTATCTTTAATAGCTGATATAGCACTTCCGATAATATTACTTCTTTCTATTCTTGCATTTATAAAATCTAAAATACCAGATTTTTGTAAAAATTTTGCAATAGATGTTTGAAATCTAGTCATTGCAACAGCAAAATTATTAGACAAATCTTGTACACTTTTTCCAAATTCATCTAAAACTTGAACACCTTGCTGACCAACAATATTTGCTAATCTTTGACGTACTACTTCTAATGCTTTTTCTTGACCTAAAACTTGTCTGATAATTTCAATTCTTTTTGCTTCTGCCGTACCAACAAGCCCTAAAGATTTTGTTAGCTGTTGAAAATCAGGGTTTAATTTATTTAAAGATTTTCCAAGTTTTGCAGTTTCTGCAACAATTCCATCTATAGCAGCACCAATAGAAGTTCCAACCAATGACAAAGCAAATCCCATTTGCCTATTTTTCATTAAACCGCCACCAAAACCACCAGCAGCACCTAATGCAGACGCTCCTAATCCTTGTCCAAATAACAAAGGAAATGCACCACCAATTAATGCACTACTTCTTGCTCTGTCAAATCTTTCTTGCCTTTCTCTACCTCTTCTAACTCTAGATCTTCTATTTCTATTCCTTATTTCTGCCTCTACCGCAGTTCCTGACCTAGTAGGATCAGCAGTTCTAGCAAGGTTTTCTTGTGCTTCTGCTAGTTTTCTTGCTTCTGCTGTTGCTCGAGTAAAAACTGTTGCTAAATCTCGAACCGCAACAATTTGTTTGTCAAATACACCTTTACCTTTTATTGCTGTCATATTAAGAAGTTCATTAAAATCTCCTAATTGACTATTTATTGAACTAACAGATTTTCCAAATTTAAGTGATCCATTTAAAAAACCTCTTATTGCATCATTTGCTTTTCTAGAGGCTATACCAGAAGCATCACGAACATCACCTCTACCTCCCATGTTTAAATCTATTCTTTTCTTATTTAATCTATCTGCTATTGCACTTACTTTGTTTAACTGACTTTCAAGAGTTGATAATTGTCTTAAATTTTTTACTGTTAAAGCAACTGTTGCGGTATATTCTGCCATTCTCTTTACCTTTGTTAAAGATTATATTTTTTTTTATTCTACCTACGTTTACGCACTTTTTCTATTTCTTTTTGTTGATCTTCATTTAGTATTTGAAAATAAGCACTCCAACCAATAACTTCTTCTAAAGTCATTTGTCTTACTTGACTAAGACTCATTCCTAATTCTTTAGCTATACCAAACTGCAACATCATTAATTTATCTTTTCGCAGTTCAGCACTTAGTCTTTTGGGTCAATAGGCTCTTCTGTTTCTGTAATTGCTGATAAAATAATTTTTTGTAAATCTGAATCTCTTATTTCATTTTTCAAAACATCTATTTCACCTACATTAAATAAAGGTTCACCATTTTCATCTTTTGCTTTTGTCATTAATAATCTTAATGCAAATTCATTTTCATTATCAGATTTAGATAATTTTTGTGCTCTCTCCTTTTCAGCTAATGTTAAAGGTGTTACCCACATTTCAAATACAGTTCCATCAAATAATGTAACTTTTCTTTTTGTAGCTTCTAAATTAGCAGCTTTACGCAAGCGATCTATTGCTCGCATAGTTTTGGTAGATGCCATAAAAATAATATTATTGTTATCTCATTCTAATCTAGTTATCCAATAAACTCAACTATTTATGTAGTAGCAAAATCAAATGTTGGCTGTACAGCAGGTCTAAATTCTATACTTACTGTCTGTGCATCATCGGGATTAACATTTAATGAAGCAGAAGTTAATGTAGCTTCAAATTCAATAAATCTACTTAATGTGTCACTAACAGAACCACCAGTAAATACCTGATCCATATATAGTTTCATAGATGCACCTACTTGCTGTCTTTGCAATACATCTTGAACCATGCGGTTTACCATTGCTGTATCCTCATTTGTAAAATAAGCAGTAGCCGAACCTGTGCCATCACCAAAACCTGGAATATATTTTCTAAATGGAGTGAATTGTGTTGGAGTACCACCAATAGTAGTTACGTCTATCTCTTCTCTAGATATTTCAAATGTCCATTCTCTGACTTGTGTAACGCTACTGAAATCTGCATAAGCTACCTGAAACTCATTTGGGGCTGCTGCTGTTCCAACATCAGTAATATTTACTGCTGAACCACCAGAAGTTGCTGACACCTGTAATGCTCCTGTTGTGGCTGTATATGCAATCACATAAAAAGTAGAACTGTCATTTAACCCTGCTGGTAATGTACCCGTTCCAGTTCCGCCAGTTTGAGAGTTAATAACACTAAATTTAACAGGATCACCTACTTTAAAATTTAAATAAGTTTCAACAGTAATAGTTTCAGTGCCAATATTTACGCCAGCTGTACCAAAAGTACCTTTAGTCCCAGCAGGTTTGTAA